TTGTCGGTGTTTAAATTGGAAAAGTTCGAGTCTACCTCAGTATTAGTTAAAGGTGACCCTTTAGTGTTTCGATTTACTATCGTAGACATAAGTTACACCCATCCTCATTAAGAAGCAGCCAAGGTAATTGTCCAAGTTACAGTCATAGTATCATCTGCTGCTTTGTTAACAACATCAAATTTAACACGACATAACATGGTTCCACCTGTAGATGCGTTAAAAATACCGGCTTCAGTTACTGCTCCTGTTGCATCACCAGCTTCAAAAGATGCTACGTAAGCAACCGCGTTAGCAGTGACAGTAGTAGAATCTAAAGCTTCTCTAGCCCCTAGCAATGTTACAAGATCAGTTTGCCCTGCAGCTGCAGTAGTAGTACCTGAACCTAAAGCCATATGCGTCATTGCTGTCGCTGTAGCATCTTTCATTCTTGATGCAATATAGTTTAGTCCTGTAGTCACTACAAGGTTTTTTTCTGTGCGCTCCTCTTTCACGTTACCATCTTTGTCCCTAAGAACGATAGCTAGTTGACCGGAGAGCTTCAAGTTTTCGTTAAACATAATTAACTCCTATTAGAATGTTTTGGAAGCTCCGACAAAGTCTTCCGCAAAAAAGGTGAAGTCACAGTATCCTTGACTTCGTAACGACCCCGCGTCGGTCAACGAGGGCGCTTCTGTAAAAATCTTATTCGGCACTATATTAGCCGAATCTGTAACACCTGGTGTTTCAGTAAAAGGACTTAGCGTTAATTGTAACGCAAAAACATCTCCAATACTAGGTGTATCTGCCAGTAGTTTACCAAAATTAACGTAATTAGTATCACTAAATGATGGGTTCTCGCTTAGAGTTTTTCCTACCCCTAAGACATTAAGATCTGTCAAACCCGGAGTATCACTGAAGCTCCTAGTGAATGCTACTACACGAGTAAAAGCGTCAGTAGCAGTAGCGATATTTGAGGCTAAATTTTTAACAAACTGCATTTCTTGGTCATCAAGAATAGATGCCGCTGCATCTAAATCATCTGTAGCAGTTACAGTATCAGTTAAGAACTTAGGAAAATCTCGGACTACAACATCTGTAAACGCAACTGCATTCTGAGAATTTTTAAAGAAAGTAATAATATCGGTATCTGTTAAACCCGGACTTTCAGAAAGTGCTTTTGCAAAACCTACAAAATTTGAGTCTGTAGTGGCGGCGGCATTAGCAAGTGCCTTAGCAAATGCGTAAGCGTGGGCGTCTGCAGTAGTAGGATTCTCTGTCAGCGGTTTGCCTACAGCAGAAAAATGAGTATCTGTAGCAACTGCTGGATCAGCTAAACTTTTATAAAAATCAAAGACTTGCGTTTCTGAAACTGAAGGGTTTTCGTTTAGTACTTTGTAAAAAGCTGTAACTGCGTTATCAGCTGTAGTAGGGTTATCAGTAAGAGTTTTAAAGAAAGCAAGTAAGGCTCCGTCTGCAGCGCCTATACCATCTTGAACGTATACATCTCCGTCAATATCGATTTCAGTAAGGAAATGTCCGGCCTGAATAGCAATTAAAATAGGTAACTGTTTAGCAGTAACCTTAATCCCTAACTGCTTAGCAGCTGCTGTAATCGCGGCGACGGCAACAACTGATTTTAAATTCATGCGAAGTCTTCCCTAATTTTAAATTTTATAGTATCGTATATTGTTTCAATCTGCCCTGACGCCTTAGTTATTTCTATTTCACCTTGGTAAGTTCCTGCGTCATAATCTAATTCACCTGTTGCCCAGTTGACAAGGGCAATACCTAATGTAGGTGTTCCAGGGTTAACATATAAGGTCTTACTATACAAAACAGTAGTAGAACCCGCAGCTCTAAAGTGCATCTTTACAGTAGCTCCTGTCAAATCAGTAGCAGTACCTGTATCTTCGTCAGTTAAGGTTAACTTAAGCTGTGGGCCTGTGTCTCCCTGAACGTATTTAAAAGTCTCAAGTGTTGCCATTTGTCCTCCTAGTCAGCAAATCTTATAGCGGCTACTCGAAGATTAGTTCTTCGGGTGTCCCGTCCTTTAGCGCTAGAAATTCTACGCTCAAAATCAATACGGTGCTGCATAGCTAGTTCTGGGTTACTCCATTCTTTATTTGGAATCTCCGCAAGTCTAGCAATAGCTCCTGATGCTATGCTACGCCCGTGTGTAGTAAATATAAAAGTCTCTACTCCTGTAGCAGACAATATTGGTTTCAACACGCCTAACCCGTTAAATGTATACTTGCCATCTGGCATTGGGTATAAACGTATGCTGTTATCATCAAGAACAGAAAAGTAAGTTGGTGTGCCTTTAATAGCAGATCCATCCTTGTTTGTAGCCACTCTAAAATGTCTTTCCGACACGTGTTGTATGATGTTACCGTCCAAGTACAAATACATTATATTTTCTAGAAACGTACCGTTAGGTACATCTATTTCATAATCAGATGTGCCATTATTTGTGTAATCCGGCTCTATTGTATATCTCCATACTTCACTTTCAGCGCAAAAATCAGCAGCAGCTTCTTGTAAGTGGGACTCTATAACAATTTCTGGACAACCAGGAACATAGGGTTGTACATAAGGATAAAAACTTGCCCATGTAGTAGTTGCCATTTACACTGCCTCCGTAGGTGAAGAGCCTACATCACTCTGGGTCTTATTACCTATAGACGACATAAATGTCTGGTAATGAGCACCTGCTCTAGCAGCATTTGCTGCAAATTCAGCATCTTTAGAGAAAGCTCTATATAGTATCCAATCAGTAATAACACTTAAATATGTGTCATCTACTTTTATAACTTCTGCACTACCTGTAGTAGGGTGCAAGTTTGCCTCAGAAAGGCTATGTGTACCAGGTAAGTCAGCGTACACTACTTCTAATTGAGCAGAGGTAGTAGCTGGGGGGAACACAAAAAATTCTTTAGGTTGCCTAACATCAAACGTATAGTTTTGAATGTTTACCGAAGCGGTATCATTATGCCAAGCTGGACGCTGGTCATCTAAAACACTTCTTTCGATTAGACGTACTACTTTTTTATTTGAGCTAGATGCTAAATTTCTTACTACATCTAGTAAACGTAAAGCAGTGGAAAATCCGGAGGTTATTGTTTGCCTGCTACCAGCGACACAAGTAAGTGTACCGGTCTTAGAACTAGCGTCAGGTCTTAGTAACGCAATTTGTAAGTACGACTCATTAAGCCAATTTTGTAACTCTACGCGTGGCCATCGTACATTTGAATCTTGTAGAACATCTTCTACGCGCTTAATAATTTCTATAACTTTTATTGTTGCCACAGTCTACTCCGTACGTTGGTATAAGGAGGGAGTTTCCCCCCTCCTCAGTTATTTAACTAGACCTCCTTATGGAGTTCCAATTAACGCTGTAACTAGCGCTTCAGGCTTAACAACCTTACGACCATATACAGAAAGTCCACGAACGATGTCGCCGAAGTCTGTTTGGTTACGTAGAGGCTCTGTCTTCGTGATTTGCGAAGCAAATGAGACAGCAGCTGAAGTACCTGCAACCATCATACGACGTGGCTTCGCGTTTGCAAGCGTAGCGCCTGCTGAAGTTGCTGTTAGTCCTGCAACTGTAGCTTTAGCCGTAGTACCTTTAGGTAGTAAGTTAGATACATAAACCGTGAAACGGTCTAGCATTCCAATCTTACCAGTACGAACGATACTTGACTGGTCACCAGTGAAGTACGCCTGTGCAATATCAGTTTGCATTAGTAAGTGACGATCGTGTGGAGACATAATCAACCAACGACCTTCTTCTGGTACGTTCTGCTCGTCTAACGCAGCTGACATACGTAGAATCATCTTTAACAATTCACCAGGTGTAGCTTGGTTAACTGGTACAAGATCAGTACCTAGACCATAGCTTGCTGAGATAGCACCAGCTGCTGCGCCTTTGTTAGCTGTAACTGTGCCTTGTGTTACAAACCATTCGAAGAAGCATTCGTTTTCGATTGCAATCTTCAACTGCTTTGCAGCATCATCAGTAAACATGTTCATCAAGTCCATATCAGCTTGGTGCGCTAATACGTCGTTGACCTGCACACTAAAGTACTTACCTTTGTTGATTTGTAAATCTTGAAAGATTGGTACAGGAACTTCACTTGATAAAGTCGAACCCGCTCCAGCATAATCATTGATAGTGATTGATGGTGCAGTACGGATACGAATTGAATCACCTTGATTCTTGATCTCGCCTTCCCAACTAGTGTTGGCAATTTCAGTCATCATTGTGTTTGCAAAAAATTTTGCGTTTAGCTTGTTAGACCACAATTGTGGAATAAAGCTGCCTGAATAATCAGGCGTCGTGTTAAACGGGGATTGTACGGGAAATATAGCCGCCATTTTTGTACTCCTTAAAAATTAAAAAATAAAACAGTTTGGGTTAAGGCTGCGTACTTAAATGGCGTATTAATTTTACTTAACTCGACCTTCCATGTATGCAACAGTTAACTCAGCTTCAAGTTTTTCCGCATCATCATACTTGCCCTGTGTGTTTAAG